ACTGCGGCTGACCTTAACGAAACTTCTCTCGAGAACGCCGTTATTGATATCGCGGGTTGGACTGACGAGCGTGATCTTCTTATTGCTGCGAAGCCTAAGAAGCTCATTATCCCCCCAGCGTTGCAGTTTGTTGCTACTCGCCTTCTCGAGACTGAGGGTCGTGTATCTACAGCTGATAACGATATCAACGCTATTGCTTCTAACGGGGCTATTCCGGGTGGATATGCGATTAACCATTTCTTGACTGATAGCGACGCTTGGTTCTTGACCACCGACTGTCCTAATGGTCTGAAGATGTTTACTCGTACTCCGCTCTCTACTAAGATGGAAGGCGATTTCGATACTGGTAACGTACGTTACAAGGCTCGCGAACGCTACTCCTTCGGTTGGAGTGATCCACTGGGTATCTACGGTTCTCCGGGAGCGTAAACCCTCAGTGTTAAAGCCCTCTTCGGAGGGCTTTTTTATTATATAAAAATGGTTGACACTCACCTATTGTTCCGTATAGTAAGGTTATGCCTTATGCAAATGAACACCCCGGGCTCTATACGATAACCTGTAAACCTATAGGTAGATATTATGTCGGGTCTTCTAAACGTGTTATGAAGCGGATACAAGAGCATAAACGCTTACTACGTCTTGGAGCTCACCCCAACCGGTCTTTACAGGAGCTATTTAATAAGTACGGGGAGGAAGAGTTTGGCATGGTAGTTGAGGTCGCTTGTCAAGATGTTGAAGAATTGAGATACCTTGAGCAGCAATGTTTAGATGGAGAAATGTGGTTTAGTTATGGGGATAAAGATAACTTGTTAAATATAGCAAGTAACATCAAAGGTGTGATGACAGGTCGCAAACATACCCCTGAGACTAAAGCTTTATTTTCTAAAAGGCGTAAAGGTCAAACAGATCATGTTACAGATGAGTACCGAAAGAAACTGAGCAAGGCACAAGAAAAAAGACACCTTAGCGATCCTAAGTTTCTTGCAAAGGTTCGGTATATAGTGAATAATCCTTACAAGAGTTATGCTACTCGTGCAAGGCATTTAGGTACTGACATAAGTAGTGTCAGACGATTGTATTTAAGATATAAAGACAGGAGTAATTTATTATGAGTGGTACAGGTTTTTCAGGTAATATTCGATTGGGTACAGGTTCTGTAGAGACACTTACAGCAGCAAAGACCCTCACTGGAGATGATAATGGAATGACTTACTTCCTCGGCGCAGCCGGTGGTTTCACAGTCACTCTACCAGCGCCTTCAGCGGGTAATCGTTTTAAGTTCATCGTATCCGTAGCCCCAACTACAGCATATATAATCGCCACTAACGGTGGTGCTGATATTATGATTGGTGGTGTTAATGAGCTTGAGGTTGATACTTCTGACGATGGCCCTTACGATGCTAATGCTGATGTCATTAACTTTGTAGCTAGTGTTGCAGTAATTGGTGATTATGTAGAAATGGTTTCCGATGGTACTAGCTGGTACTTCAATGGCCAGACTAATGCTGACGGTGGCGTTACTACTGCAACATCTTAATCTTTTGAATGAGGGGACGCATGGTCCCCTCTCTTAAAGGAGATTGATCATGCACAGTGATAGTAAAACAACCACAGTAACCGCCAGTGGCGCAGTATTTGGTGGACCTTCGCGTGTTGTAGGAATTTATTATGTAGCTAGTGGCACTGCAGGAAGTGTTGTAATCAAGGACGGGGGTTCCGGTGGGACTACTCTTGCTACGATTGCAACCCCAGCATCAGCAACCGCTACACAGTATGTTGATCTTAGTCGATCACCAATTCGGTGTGAGACAAGTTCTTACGCGACTCTTACGAATGTAACCTCATGTATGGTGGTTTATAACTGATGGCTACTTCAGGCTCTCAAGATTGGAGCTTGGACGCATCAGATGTAATCGAAGAGGCGTACGAGCGGTGTGGGTTGGAATTCCGTTCGGGCTATGACGCTCGTACAGCTCGTCGGTCCATGAATCTTCTGTTCGCTGATTGGGCAAACAGAGGAATCAAGTTGTGGAAGATGACCAAGGTCGAGTTGACCTTGACTGACGGCACAGCCAATTACACACTCGGGACTGACACCGTTGACGTTACAGATGCTGCGATCCAAAGGGATAGCACAGATTACCTGATCGAGAGGATTTCTCGAAACAGGTATCACTCACTTCCGAAGAAATCTACTGAAGGTAGACCGACGCAGTATTACGTTGATCGACAACGCGCAGCCCCGGTCGTATACCTGTACCCAACTCCGGAAAATTCCACGGACAAACTGGTGTATTACAAGATGGAGCGTATCGAGGATATCGATGCTTCCAGTAATGACCCGGATATTCCGTACCATTTCTATCCTGCGCTTGTATCAGGGCTCTCATATTATCTATCGGTAAAGAAAGCCCCTGATCGAACACAGATGCTAAAAGCTCTCTACGACGAGGATATGTATCGAGCAGAGCAGACAGATCGAGATGACACCAATATGCGGATTGTTCCGAGAGTGGCGAGAATCTGATGACCTACGCTCTTGGGCAACGTGCAAGGGCAATGTGCGACCGATGTGGGTTCGAGGTCCCGTATCGTGATCTTGTGGAAGAGTGGAATGGTTTAAAAACCTGCCCTTCCTGTTTTGACGAAAAGCATCCGCAAGAACAACCCCGGGCTCATTTACCTGACCCAGAAGCGTTATATGACCCTAGACCCGACAGTGATGTTGAAGCGGGACAGGGGTTCGTTTATATTGACTCTTGGTCAATGGATCCCACCAAAGGAATAAATTCATCTATTGGTATGGGATTTGATGGGATTCGTGCTACACTCTCTGTAGGGGATGTAACGGTGACTACAACATGAATTACAGTAGCTTAAAGACATCAATTGAGGAGTTCACTGAAAATGACGCGTGGGGAACAACTACGCAGATTGATCAGATCATCGAGAATGCTCAACTGAGAATTACTCGGGAGACAGACCTTAACGCTACTAGAAAGTATTCGACTGCAACATTGGGTTCAGGCTCGTATTTTCTTACCGCACCCTCTGATATGGTCGTGATACGATCTATACGAATTCAGGACGGGGATAAGCTCATGCAGAAGGATGTGTCCTTCTTGGATGATTATAACCCTACCCGAACAACAACAGGTACACCGAGGTATTACGCAACGTGGGATCACGATACGTTCCTTGTACAACCTGCAGTTTCAACGAGCACTACAATAGAGCTCGCCTATACAAAACGTCTACCGACGCTGAGTGACAGTACGACCACAAACTGGTTAACTGATAACGCCCCTGATGTCCTTTTATACGCTTGTCTTACGCAAGCAGCGACTTTTATGAAAGGGGAACAAGAGAGTCTTCAAGATTATGAAGGCAGATACCAAATGGCTCTACAGGGGCTGCTTGGTGAAGAGGATTTGCGCAATCGCGCAGAAGAGTATAGGTCCGGGGCATTACGTCTCGGCGCAACAAGTAAATAGGAGCCCGGATAATGGCACTTTCACAAGAGATATGTAACTCCTTCAAACAGGAGTTGTTTACAAATACACACACTTTCACAGCAGGTAATGCCACTACTTTCTGTATGGCGCTGCTGACTACAGCCGCTACGGCGAACGCACAGACCACGGCGTTCACTACTACTGTGGGAGCGAATGAGGTTTCCTCTAGCGGGTCTTACACCGCCGGGTTGACTACTACTGCAGAGGCTACTAAAGCACTGACTGTAGCAACTGGAGTACCTTACGTGACTCAGACATCTGCGACAGGAGGAACCGCATGGGTGGACTTTGATAATAAGTCTTGGACCACTGCGACAATCTCTGCGCGCGGAGCGATCATTTATAATAAATCGTCTAGTGATAAAGCTGTAGCAGTACTGGATTTCGGCGGTACGAAAACTTCCACAGCAGGAACTTTCCAAGTTGTCTTCCCAAGTCCGACATCTTCTGCAGCAATTATTAGGATCGCTTAAAGCGGAGTAGATAGTGGCTTCAAGTACTACGTACTCAGGCTGGGGCAAAGTCGCATGGGGTGAAGCCTCGTGGGGAGATGGTGTCTCTATCGATGTTTCTGTTGACGGGCTTTCCTCAACAGGAACTCTGGGTAACGAAGTACCTTCTGCTAGTTCGATTGTCTCTGTTACAGGAGTATCGGCAACAGCGGCAATCGGTGCAGAGTCTGTAATAGCTAATGCAGATGTATCTGTCACCGGAGTATCGGCAACATCGACAACAGGCTCTGAATCTGTACAGACTGATCAGAATATTTCTGTCACAGGAGTATCTGCAACATCGACAACAGGCTCTGAGTCTGTAATAGCTAATGCAGATGTATCTGTCACAGGACTAGCTCTT